GGTCTTTAAACTTTATCGTGATAAACATGTAAAGTGGATAACTGGATGCTGCGCTGTTGTTGCTTGTTGCTATGCGATTGCACAAATTTGGAAAGCTTTTAAAGTTGTTCCTGCGCCCCAAGGTAATCTGGCTCCCTCTTCTAATGTTGAGATTGTTGAGAGAGATTCGGAATTGAATCCTTGGGCTGGTGTTGTGGTATCTGAAATGCCATGTACACGAGAAGCTAAAACTACTACTCCAGATCAATTGGAGAAATTAGTTAATGCAAACTTGTGTCACATGACAATTCAGGTTAAAACTTCGGGAAAGATTCGTACATTTGAATGCGATGCTTTCTTCCCGAAGTCTAATGTCGCTATTGTTCCTCAGCATATGTGGAAAGCTGATGATATTAAAGCAACCTTTGTTCGCCATGATCCGAGTAAAATCGGAGGCAATTTTGAGTGCTTTTTATATCGTAAGAACAGTATCGACATTCCCAATACTGATTTGTCCGTGGTTTGGGTCCCCAATGGTGGGGATTGGAAAGATTTGACAGCATACTTACCACTTGCTAGATTTGATAGTGTGCCTGCTCGTTTGACTTTCAAGAAGAATGATGGATCTATTGTAGGTTCGAAACTCTTCATGGAAGTTGATGAGGTAATGACACATGCTGCAAATTTCTTTGGTGCAAAATATGATCTCAGGTTTGAAACCTTTGAAGGGTTGTGTATTGCACCATTGATCACGGAGACCAAAGGACCTCTAATTGGTGGATTTCACCTTGGAGGAAAAAATGGTCAGACCCGTGGTTGTAGTGGTTTGTTGTTGAAGAGTGAGTTTGACGCAGCTTTTGAGCGTCTGCGTAATCAACCTGGAGTTGTGTTATCTAAAAGTTCAGGAGTAATTCCAAAAGAGCTTTATGATGTGCAATTCTATGAAAATGCAGATGTTCATCCCAAAAGCCCTATCAATTTTCTGCCCGAAGGTACTAATTGTAAGTATTATGGGCAGGTTAAAGGACGGGCGTCTTACTACTCCGATGTGGAGGAGACTGTCATCTCTTCACACGTGGAGGACGTGTGTGGTGTACCCCAGAAATGGGGTAGTCCAAAATTTCGCAAAAGATGGCCTTGGCAGGCATCTTTGCAATTCTCTACAAAGCCATCATGTGTATTGAAGGGTCCTTGCTTGAGAAAGCTTGTAAGGACTATATCAAACCAATTTTAAAGGCATTGGATAATTTGACATCCCTGAGAAATCAGGTTCGGCCTTTGAGCCGAATGGAGACTGTCTGTGGAATCGATGGAGTTCGATTCATAGATAAAATGCCTCCTGGTACGTCAATTGGATATCCTCTTTCTGGGCCAAAGTCCAATTTTATTGAACTTTTGGATCCTGAGGAAAATCCTACACACCAATGTCCTGCTGAACTTGATGAGAGATTTTGGACACACGCAGAAGAAATGGAGAAGCTTTACTTAAAGGGTGAGAGAGCTTATCCAATCTTCAAGGCTTGTTTGAAAGACGAGCCAACTAAATTGACCAAGGACAAGGTCAGGGTATTTCAGGGAGCACCTGTTGCTTTGCAGTTATTAGTACGCAAGTACTTTCTCCCTGTTGCCCGAGCATTGTCCATGATGCCTCTTACATCTGAGTGTGCTGTTGGTGTGAATGCCCAAGGTCCTGAATGGGATCAATTGGCTAAACATATCAAACAGTTCGGAGATGATCGTATTTTAGCTGGTGATTACAGTAAGTACGATCTCCGGATGCCTGCTCAGGTGATGTTTTCTGCATTCCGTGTCATGATGGATATTGCTAAGTACTGTGGCTATTCTGACCATGATCTTTTAATCATGGAAGGAGTTGCTACGGATATTTGTTATCCTTTGATGGCATATAATGGTGATTTGATACAACACTTTGGGTCTAATCCTTCGGGACAAAACCTAACAGTGTATGTCAACTCTATTGTAAATGCTCTATTGTTTCGTTGTGCATACTTTGAGATTTGTAAAGATCGTAAAGATCTTCCAGATTTTCGGAAAGTTTGTGCATTGATTACATATGGAGATGATGCAAAGAGTTCAGTTCATGCTGATTTCAATGAATTTAACCACGTTTCTGTGGCTAAGTTCTTGGAAGAGCATGATATGAAATTCACCATGCCGGATAAGGAGTCCGAGCCAACACCGTATATGAATGATACGGATGCAGATTTGCTCAAAAGAAAGAACGTTTATTGTGAGGACACTGGAATGATTATGGGAGCACTCGATGAAGATTCAATCTTCAAGAGTTTGCATGCCACACTCAAATCCAAAGCACTTACTAAGGAGCAGCAATCAATGCAGAATATTGATGGCGCTCTTCGTGAGTGGTTCGCACATGGACGAGAAGTCTATGAGCATCGCCGCCAACAAATGCAAGAGGTAGCTAAGCGAGCGGATATAATCCATGGTTGTACTGTTGTTCATGAAACATATGACGACAGATTAGCAGCTTGGAAAGAACGCTATGCTTAGACATCGGCATTGTCTTGGGAAGACATTTAAAAGCATCCCTCTGGGCGTATCCTACCATGTCTATATTGTATATAACCAAAAGGAGGCTATCTGTATTGGATGACCGAGCTGGATCAATTAGTTCGATCATAGATTCAGCTTAGGCTTGCAGATAGAAGCACTTTCCCCGTAAAGTACCCCTATTTAGGGGGGTGTTCGCTACACACAAGATCGACAAACGTTGCACGGATTGAGTCTTCCGTGTAAATGTACATACGACTTGCTAACATAATAATAATAATAATAAATTTAATGTATCAATAAACGAGGAAAATTTGGAGTCCCAACATCAGAATGTTCATTTCAGTGATCA